CTACTGTCTATTGCGTATGTACCTTCTTGGGAGAAATATAGGAGTAATTGATAAGACAACGTATATGATGCAAAGTCACTACTGTCTATTGCGTATGTACCTGCTTGGGTGAATGATAGGTATAATGTGGAAGACAAATGTAAATGAGCCATATCAGCTGAGTCAATTACAGGGGTCTTTAATGTATTATATAACGTTAGTGAGATAAGATTATCACCACAAGCCAACAGTGCCTCTGAATTAAATGAGGTTATCTTTGCATCTCGCAAATCAAGTGTTTCAATATTGTGCGGATAAGCTATCCTGACAGCATAAGTACCAGCACCTGCATAAGCATGTGTTCTGGCTACCGCCTTGTTATTATATGTATCACTATTCCCATCACCCCAATAGATTGTTATTGACCCACCCGTCACAACATCAACAAGATCAAGAGTTAATGTTTGTGCTCCCGTTGTTACTGCATTAAATGAGAAAGCTAAAATGTTATTCGTTACATTAGCTGTCCCACCTGTCTTGACAAATGTCACAACGGGAGTGTCCCCATAATCAACAGGAGTGCTTAGTGTAAGCGTTAATATCTTATTAGTAGCATCCCTAGCCAGAGAGCTAACAGTAAAACCAGCAACAGTAAAGTCAGCAGCCACTAAATTAGTATTAGCCTTGCCGAAAGTCATCACTATCTTCGTTGGTGCAGCGTTCTCTACCGTTGCCGAAGCAAGTGCAGCCCAGTAAGCAGCCCAATAAGCCAGCCAATCTGCATCCGTTACATCTGCCTCGTTGGAATAGGCTGAATAAGTGCCGTCATCTTCGTATCTTATCCGGTAGTCGTATTCTGTATCTGCGGTTACATCGGTGTCGGAGAAAATCTCATCGCCCGGAGTAAATGTGCCTATCTCTGTCCAAGTAACACCCCCATCGTCTGACCGTTCGATAATACCACCGTCGTAATCTTCATCGCCGTTGTTTACCCACGAGACATCAATTTGAGTAGGGGATATAATAGTAGCAACCACATCAGAAGGATAACGGGAATGCCAGAAGTAATCCCAATTAATAGGCTTATTACGAATATCAATAGCTCCTATTTTGTTCCTTAGTCCCATCACACACCATATCCTGCATAAATGTTTTGTGCCTGTTCTGCCTCGGGCGAAACCTCTGGAAAGCTTGAGTTTGCTATGCTAAATATCTTCCTGCAAAGTACAGGATCAATAAAGATATACGAAGCATCGAACCACTTGGTAATAGCCTCAGCATCACTCTTGTTATTGAAAGGGCAAAAAGTAAGATAACCCTCTATCTCTGCCCTGATAAAAAACCCATGTTCATCTGTAAAATCCTCTAGTGTTGGATCAACCGGATCAACTTTTAATATGTTTCCTAATGAAAATGTTTGCATGATTTCTATATATTAATCCCCTAGCACCGAGAAGGGGCGATTATTACTACAATTATATGAACAACCAACTGACGAATGCGCCCAAAGTGGGTAGTCATCATGATTCCTGCCTAAGAAAGCAAGTACCTCACATTTTATGGCATCAGCCGTTAGTCGGGCTTCTGTCTCAAGCCTCTGGATATGTTTGTCCGAAGCCGGAGTTGACAGATCGCTGTCTTTTATTACTATCCCTGCCGCCGTGTAATTAAATGATGTTCTATTTGTGAACCTTGCGAAAGCGTAATAAATTATCGCAGCCTTTAATCCCTGAAACATATAGGTCTTTGTCAGGTAAACATAAGTCCCACCATCTAGCAATAGGTTATTGGCAGTAGTTAATGTTCCGGCAGCAAACTGAACAGCTAGTTCATTAAGCAGAGCATCAGATAGCCAAATCTTAACATCCAATAACTGAGCCTCTGAAACGAACTGAGGCCACGAAGTCGAGTTCTTTACAGAATCGGCAACGTACTTATATACGTCAAGGTTGGCTTTTGTCACTAATGCTATCATGGCTCAATAGGTGTTTCTTCGGCTATATACTTTATTGGTTGAACAACAAAGCTGGTAAACTTTATAGAATAATCACGAAGCAGGTCCTGAAAAGATACCTCGATCATCCTTCTCTCATTCCCGGTAACGGAGTTCATAAAGGAATATGCGTTTGTAATTAGTTCACTTCCAAATCCCTCTCCTACATCAACCCCTCTCAAAACTGGGGGGATCATAAACATACTACCTATATTATTCTGTACTGATTCTTCTGTATAAGTAAACTCTTTGTCGTAATTCTTAGAATCGAAAGGTATAAATTCAGGCATTTCTTCATCAGCATCAACATCAACAACCCATATTTTTGAGGTATTCATATCGCCCTGCATACGCTTTATCATCTCAGCACTTTCAAGCATCTCACGGTTGTAAGAATCAGCAGGATCAATACCACCACCGTCAAGAGTTCTTGGCTTAATACCTTTTCTTACAAGTATCCCGGCAGGCAGGAAGTTGTATTTAGCGTTACGATGCTTAACTGTTGAAACACTTTCTTCGGTCAGCATATCAGTGATTACCGGATCGAAAGGACTGATAGGATATTCCCAATCACCATCGGCAGTAAAATATAATATCTGGCCAAGATAGTTTATAGGGTTTCCGGCTTCAAGGATCTGATCTATTACTTTCGAAGGATCAAACCGATCAATAACTTTAACATCTCTCTTATCGAAAGGCTTACCAAGAATATTAGTCCAATCGTGGTAAACAGCTACCCTACCTGTATAAGTACCTTTAGGCTCTATCTCGAGCCTGCAATGCTCAAAAGGTACGTTAAGGTATTCACTGGGTAAACCAAGCCCGTCATACTTAACCAGGATAGCGAACCCGTTAAAGTTTTTCAGGTCTTTTGCTGCTTTACGAAGTAGTGAATTTGCCCTCTCTCCGTTTGTATTAAGTACCGTTTGAGCAAGGGTCTGATCCTGAAAGCCTGCTCCCTCAACAAACTTAACGTAAACATTCATACAGGTTCTTCCTGTACCGGAACTGTTAATTATATCCAATACTTTTTGAGGGTAATCGTTATCAGTACCGTAGCCTTTTATCCGCTTCTGTGTGAGATAGACATTCCGCTCAACTCGTGGGGCTGTTTTCGCAGAACCTACTTTCATTATTCAGGCGGTTTTGGAGCATCAGCCAGTAGTTTCCTGAGTTTTACAACCCCGAGGGCTGGATGGTACTTGATTTTTAATTTATCGAGACTAGCCTTAATCTCTGCCTTTTCATCTACGGGTTCAAAGTTTAAGCCTTTAACCGTTTCTTTAAGTACGTTTTCAGGTTGGATAATCGTAGTCTTGGGGCTCGTGACCACAGGTTTAATAATCTTTACCCCGGGAGGGATAACTTTGCTTTGTGGTCCGGGCATGATTTCAAAATAGATAGCCCTTGATGGATTTTGCTTTAGATACTCAGCAGCAAGTTCATCGGTCATCTCATCATTCGAGAATGCCTTTACTCCTTTGAATGCCATAGCGAATTGAGCAATATAACCTTTTTTCAGCCTGTAATTAGATGTTGCCATTTTCGTATTATTAATTATGTATAACAAGGCTTCGATAAAACAAGTTGAACATGAGTGATTGATCTTTTCGCCTGTTAGTATCTTATACGCCTCAATAATTTTTATCTTCCTCCGTGTAGTGCGGGTTCGTTTATCAGTAATAAACTCACGACCAAAGGAATGAATTTCATCAAATAATGTCATATAAAAGAGTGCGGATTTCTCCGCTAATCATCACAACATGGAGCAAGCATTGAGGCTATCGCAGCTCTGGTAAGTGCAAGTGTACCGCCAACGAATAGGGTACGTGGTACATAAGACTCTTTCAATTTATCAGAACTTCCGGCAGTTAATAACCAGCCACCGAGCATTTCTTCATCATCAACATTCCTTTCAGCAGCATTAAGCTCAAGACCAAAGTCCCATCCAAGAACCTCAAAGACCGTTCTTCCGGTTGGTAGAACACCATCGGGATCAACCTTATTATAGTTGTTCTCAACGATAACCATGAAACGGCTGTCTTTAGCGTTCTCGATCCACAGCTTATCTTCGGGTGTGTTATCGAATATCCTGAAAATAAAGTTATGCTCCCAAACCTTCTGATAGGCTTTCTTTACCATTGCGACCGTATGCTCATTTGAAAAGTTATACCCTGTAACACAATACGCATAGCATTCCGGGGAAGTAGTTTTCAATATAAGTGAAGTTAGAAGCAAGGGATTTGAAGGGTCAAATGCGCTTAAGTCTTTATCAACACAATCGTAATTGATAAAATAAGCCAAGTCCTTAACACCGGGAACCAGGTTCGCACAGTTCTTAAGGATACAATCCACTATTTGATTACAACCTACTGTCATATCGTAAGATTTTTAGCGTCCTACCATCAACAGCCTGTCATCAAATACTTTAGCATCAAAAGCATCAGTTGCTTCGATCCTATTATAACGACTTCTTTGATCGTAGAATGTATTAACATTTTCAAACAGGCTATTGCAAGCCATCCCTATACCTAGATTTGAGATAGTTGTATAAACTACCCGATGCGGATCATTCCATCTACCTGTTATGGTATCGTTCTCGTACGTCCTGATAATCTGATCCCATAGAGGAATAGAGTAAATCGGAATCCCGTCCCATGTGGCAAACTCAATACCGTTAATCATCAGTTTGTAATCCTGAAATGCTGTACCGAGTGCTTGCAGTTGTCTGCGAAGCCTATCCATTACTGACTTGGTTACCAGAAGAACCCTGTCTGGCTGTGCTGCCAGTTCAGGAATAGCTCCGTCAATAAGTGCATTAACAGCGTTATAAGCTAACAGGGGAGTAGCGACAGTTCCTTGCAGGGCATAGGTCAGCTGAACATTACCCGGGAAAGCCTGAACCTGTAACGGGTTGGCTGCGTAAATAGCTGCGAACTGCTGCCAGAAGCCATTTATGATATTAAAGAACGTAACATCATATCCGGGAGTGATTACCCCGGCTGGTGCTACGGCAGCGTTCTGATCCCCAAACCATACATTGCGGAAAACCATCTTTGGAATATCTTTTGCAAGAATATCCAGAATGAACGTAAATATCTGCGTCTTGGTCAGGTCGTAAGGATTAGTACAGTCAAGATACATCTTCATCAGAGATGTCTCTACCTCATCAATACACATATCGATTATAACCTCAAGATATTTAGGTTCCCACGTTTTCTCAACAGCTATATTCTCATAGCATTGAGCAACAGGATCACAGGCTTGAGCAGCCTTACCGATCAACCCGAATGTACCCGGGATGATTCCAATTCTCTTGTCGTTCTTAATTCCTGTTACCAGAGTGTGAAACTCTGCTATGGAAGGAGCTTCAAGAACGGCAGTAACGAGCAATTCATTCAGGTCACGAAGTTCATCGGCTGTAAAATGAAGTGCATCAAGATTGATTGTGTTTCCACAAGATGGGGAAATTAAAGACATGATTATTCAGTTTTAGTTTTATTTTTCATGATTTCTTTCACACGGGCTAAATCAACTGAGCCAGCTTTTTCAGCAGAACTGATCTTCGTTCTACCCTCGGGCTTCCAATCGTTTTTCAGGGCTTTCAGTTGAGTAACGATCTCAGTAGCCTCATCAGTCTTAACCTTTAGATCGGCTTCGGCTTTAACAAGGTCAGGCTTTTCGCCCTTTAATGTTTCGATCTCAGCTTCAAGCTTAGTGATCTTTGCCTTTGCTTCTGCCAGTTCATCAGGGTTTTCTTCCTCGGTGATTGAGGCGATTGCACCATCAGTAATAACAATGGTCTTGCCATCGGCCATTACAAAAGTTCCATCCGGTGTAGCCTTATCGCCTTCTGCCGGACTACCCTCTTCTTTTTCAAGGGTAAACTCATTACCATCCTTATCAGTCAAGGTCATATTGGCAGGTTCAATTCGTGAGAGATTCTTTATCTTATCAAGAATGGAATCTATCTTCTCACCAAACGTTTTAACATCTTTTTCCGTCATGACAAATTCTTTTTTTATTGGTTTTATATATGCATAAGCCTTAACTGGCTCGATAACTTTTGTGGCAAATCCAAGCGTAACCATATCCTCGGCTGAGAGCTTGGTGTCTTTGCTCATATAATCGGCAAGGACAGACTCCTCGGAGCCTGTTTTTTCTACATAGAAATCAAGTATTTTCTGTTCTTCCTGACGAAGTGACTCGGCAATCTTCTCAAGGTCGCCCGCTTCGTATGAATCAGCCAAAGTATATTCAGGAATATAAGGGTTGTGAATTTGCCCGTCAGCATTTTGCATCATCTCCCTTTCTTCTCCGGCTAAAAATATGACTGTGGCTATTGAGTAAACTTTCCCTTCACCTATTGTTTTGATCTTCTTACCTGAATTGGCGAGTAGGTCGTAAATAGTCCACCCTTCGGTAACGTCACCGCCCCGGGAATTTATCTTAACAGTAATTTCTTTAGCTTTTTTGTTCTCATCAAGGAAATCTGAAACATCTTTGGCAGAAATACATTCTTCCATTCCCATCATAAGAGCCATCTCATTTGATGTACCTATATCACCGTATATTTTAAGAACTGTCTCCATTAATCGTTACAATGAAAAAGTTGGTAGTAAATCCGGTAGTCAATAGTCCTAACCCCTTCTTCGTTTAGGTTATACATGGCATATTCAGAATCATATAAAATATCTTCCATTGAAGGGGCGTAATTAACCTCTCCATTTACGTATGCAAAGCAACAGGTATCTCCCATAGCATTAAGTTTTTTTAATATTACCAGCTCATGGATACAAAAATAGTTTAATGATTAGAGAAATGACTAAACCAGTTTGTTAAGTAAATGAAAAAAGCCCCTCCGAATTGAAGGGGCTGCTAAATTTCTGTTGTAATGAAAAGCTTTAAATTCTCATAAGCTTCGTTTTTAGTTTATCAAATAATTTGACATCTTAAAGTACAAATATACAAATGTTATTTCAATATACCATCACCGTGAACAATTAATTTACAACCCTTCTCATCAAGGGCTCGGGCAAGGTTTTTGAAGTGAGTCTTTATTTTTCCGCACAAAGACCCGTTGAGATGCGGATGATTTGTCATATCAATCCCAAACAAATGTATCTCTGTCGCATCGTAATACCAGAATCCTACCTGACAGGCCACAAATGGACTACAATAAGACTTTACCATTAACTTTCTATCGAGAATACATATACTATCAGGGTATCCGGGCCTAATATTGATCTTTACAAAGTCATCCCTTGTATCCCAATTCACTATCTGCGAATAAAAGGCTTCGGGTCTGCTCTCTTTGATCACCTTCAACCGATCAGGGATAAAGACTTTCTCTCTGTCAAGGCATACAATAACATCTGTTTCGTAAAACCTCCAAATATCATTGACCCCAATAGTTTTATCAAAACCCTCGGGCTTAAACAGGTCTTTTGAAGGTCCTAAACCAATTATTGCTATAATTCCCATCCCTGCTCAATTTCTTGTTTACCCCTTCTCTTGCGATCCTTACGTGTTCCTGCTGTATCATGCTTTATCCACTCCCCGGGAATGGCTGACCATACAAATCCCTTGCCGTGAGTGTGGCCCAAGCCCGGAAATCTCTTAATTATCTTATCTGTAAGCCCCTGTTTATGAATATCCAGAGCAGCCTTAAAGCAGGGTGCGCCATGATGAACGTATGGGTGAAATTTATAGTAATTTTTGACCTGCAGAAGATGAAAGAAAGGATGCAACATATACATATAAGGTTTATTCTTATGTTGTGGCTTTGCTCCGTATTCGTAACCATCATAAGCAGATTTCTCCAAGTAACCCACCCCGTAAGTATCATCCTCCATCATGTCCAACATTAACTGAACCGGGCTTTTTAACATTACAATGTCAGAATCGAATATAAGGGCGAACCGTGTCTTTACTTGTCTTATCGCTAAATCCATACCACGCCCATGACCAATGTTTGTGTCACAAAGCATAAGTGTAGTATAAGGAGAAGACAGGCTTTCAACATAAGAACGACATTTATCGTAGGGATCAGATCCATCTACAATAATTATCGGCATATCAGGGTGAAAGTGCCTTACCGACTCATAAGCGTTTCGTAACAAATCTACCGTGTTGTGCGATACCACGATCCCTGTAATACTTTTCATAGAATTTTGCATCATTTCCTATATGTTTTCGTAAAAAATTCATTCCAAGATCATTCGCCATTGTCATAGCCAGTGTATGACCAGCCCCTATCCCTCCCCTTCCGGGCATTCCCTTGATTCCAAGCGAGAGGAAATTTTCAAAGAATAGAAATTTGTTTCTACACAGATGCCAGAGTTTTGCATCTATAAACTTATCACTATAACTCGCTTCCATAAGAGGAATAGCATCCCAAGTGAAAGCAGTCTGGAATAGACTTGCATGGTGTAGGTTGGGATTTGTCACATACCTTCTCCATTGCACATTGTAATAGATCGTATTTGTCTCACCCAACAATGAATAATTACCGAGCCTGCTCATCATCCGTTCTAAATATATCGGCTTATAGTAATCATCATCTTCGATAATGAATATAGCTTCAATTGTATGCTCCCTGTAATTACTCTTGATCCAATCAACTCCTACTTTGATATTCCTTGCCTGAGTATTGTTACCGTTCCATTCAGGGCGGGGATAAATCTTTACTATCGTCCAATCTTTACGGAACACTCCGTTATCTATCGTGATTGGAACACCATCATCTACTACTATCCAGACAACTTCGCCCGTATATGTTTGGTGTTTCATCCATTGTTTACAAAGTTCAAATTGGCCTTTGCGAGCCCCGGTCGGAGTAATAAGTGCGATCATAATTTTATATTCTTAATATATTTATAATGTTCTGTTTCTCTTATATCTATCAATTCATCCTTACTCCAAATCCAATTCTTGTCATGTCCTTCCACATAATGAACCCCAAGATTTATGTCAAGCCCTGCATCCCAAGCCTTCCTCCTCCTCCTATAAGTATCTTCACGCTCCTCTTTTGGTTTACAATTACCGTAATTAATTAAGACCCCATCGGCCTTTAGAACTTTTCTATAATTTGTGATGATCGAATCTGCATTAAAACTGAACGGCTCTTCATACTTAGCAATCATAAGCAGTATATTCCCTTTTCTGGCATAGAAGAAATGATCTTTATTTGGAATTACAAATCGCTCCCCGGTATTGTGCATATTGTAGTGCTGAACTCCTATCATGTTGTATCCATCCTTATCGGCCTGCTCAATAGTTTCCCTGATCGTCTTATCAAACGAATAGATAATATCTATCCCGGTGTAAACGACCCAATCTGGTTTGATTTCCCTGATCGCTTCCATTAGCCCCGCCTGTAATTGGATTAAATGAAACAACCCTCCTGTCTTGCATATCTTCGTTCTCACCTTATTATTTACGAGCCATTCTGTTGTCCCATCTGTTGATTCATTGTCAAGAATGAATATATCACATCCCTGATCCCGGTAATACTTTACCATGTCAGAAATGTATTTGATCTCATTATAAGCGGATGCTACTACAAGTATTTTCATATTACAAGTCTTTAAATATTGTAAATTCTGTTAAATCTCTATATCCGTTGTTCTCCTTTAAATCCGGGTTGTGCTGTGGCATATTTTGCATCAGAGCCAATCCGTGAGCAGCCTGTTGAGGGGTCATGTACATATTCCACCCAAGCATATCAATGTCGTCATCGTGGTATAACTTCTCACTCCTTCCCTCATATCTGGCTTTCTTAAACCACTTAACAGCCTCGGGGTTATCAGTAAGTATCATTCCCCCCTTACCCATTTTCAGATGCTTCTTAATATGAAACGATAAACACATAAACGTCCCATCGAGATACATCCCGGAAGTAAATCTTTTGGCAGCGTCATAGATACAATAAGGCTCCAATTGATAAATGCCTTTCCATTTGATGTCATAAAATACCACTCTCCCCCCGGCGTGGATTATTGCCATTGGCACGGAAAGATACGTCTTACTTGGTATTATAACTCTACCAACTTTAAGGTATTTACAGCACAAAAATATAGCGTTGGTGCAGTTATCCACCGACACGGCATAAGGGGCTCCGGTATATTCAGCAACCTCCTCCTCGAACATCTGTACTATCTTATACGGATTGTGCTTCATCGCTTGAAATAATAAAATTGCTCATCTTTGCCTTGATAAATGAAACCACAACTTTCAAATAATTTTATACTCGCTATATTATTAAGTTTAATTTTTGCACAACTATTAGGTCTTAGTTTCATAAATTCATTTAACATAAACCTGCCAACACCCAATCTTTGATATTCAACAATAACGGCAAGCCTAATGTCACCATTAATTTCACCTATAAAACCTATTGGGTCCTTCTTATGTAAACAAATATAATAGCAATCATTATATCTCCCCATATATTCAATTTGTTGCCTGGTAGTTATATAAACCTCTTCAACAAACCCTTTTTGAATTATATAATTATTACGAACTTCTCTTATAAATTCCCAATATTCCGGTATATTTTTGACTAATTTCATCGCTTATAATTTACCAACCAACTAGAATCTGGATATAATTTATCTACTTTATCAAATGATTCATTTACTGCTTTTACCACACCAGGTGATTCTTTTGTATAATCATGTCCAGCAATGATACCTTCTTTTACTAGCTCTTTTGCCAACTGGAGATCATTTATAATTGCTTCATATCTATGATCGCCATCAATATAAATAAAATCCAATTCAGGGAGGCTCTCAAAAGCCTCACTAAAAGTCATCTTCAATTTAATAACATTCGGAAATGGAGCAATACGGACATCGAAAGAATCTTCAGCCAATTTAATATTGGCATACATACAATTTACCCGGTCAATAAATTCCTTTGTTCCTTTTATTTCCCCTTTTAATTTATTCAGCCAGGGATCAATAGCATATAATGTTTTAACCTTTCCAGATTTAAGGAACATCAATGTACTCTCCCCGGCATAACATCCAACCTCAGCCATTATAATATCATTCGGCAAATCTTGAATTAATTTAAGAAGTCCATTATTATCTCCTCTCATCCCTGTTTTTAACTCCATTTTTTTAAATGTATTTCAGCCAGCTTGAGTCTCCATAAACTTTATCAGGTATTCCGAACATATCAAAAACAGCCTTAATTACTCTGTCTTTATAATTATAGTAATAGCCATGTCCTGCTATGATTCCCCCTTTCTTTACTACTTTTAGACTTGATAAAATATCACTCTTTGTTGTTTCGTAAGAATGGTCAGCATCTATATATATAAAGTCTAATTCTGGTAAAAGCCCGTAAGTTTCGGACAATGGCATTTTTAGTTTTTCCACATTCCTTCCTTTAGTAACTTCATCAAACTTTTGCTCAGCTAAATCAAACCCTGGTGCAGCCCATATATCTATGCCATAAAATTTCTTTACTTTCCCGGAATTTAAAAATAGAGTGGCACTCTCCCCGGCATAGCATCCAACTTCTGCCATTATCAAATTATCAGGAAGATCATTAATCAAACTCTCAAGTCCTGTTTTTTGCGCTCCTAATCTTTGTGGTATTAACATATTATTTGTTTTAATTTTATTTCCAATATTTTATTAATTTCCACTCATCCCCAGCATTATAATAATTACCTATACAAGACTGTTGAATCGTTCCTATTTTCTTACTTTCCTGATCAATTAAAGATAGTATATTATCCAAAGAATTAATACAAAAAGGTGCTTTAGCATCTGATATAGTGAAACGCCCCATGTAAGCTAATTCCACTGCCGTAGTTATTCCTCCAACTATATTGGGTTTAATGTTAATAAAACATTTATCATAATAATGTTCTTTGACATATTCAATATTATTGCCAAGAAAACCATAAATAATATTAAAAGATGTTTCCCTCTTTAATTTCTCCATAAATGAAAATCCCATAATCTGTTTAGAACTTTCATCACCTAGATAACAATAAATATTATCTCCTAAAGGGTTCGGCTTAAACATTGAAAAGTCCTTTACCGGGATCTGAATGTTCTTTGTTTTATATTTCCCTTTAATTAATGAATGATCGATAATACTGCCTTCCATTATAACAACACCCTGAGGATTTATCATATTAAATATACTCCTTACCCTGCCAGTATTCCATATAATTTTTAATCCTTTGTGATTATTTATTATATCAACATCTTCTCTGGAATAAACGCCTGCAAAGAGGCAGGGCTCATTAATATCAAAATAAGGTTTAACTTCCCATCGTTTACAAAACCCTGCTTCAAAAAACTTAACACTATTAGAAAATTTAACCTGCTCTATCATAGCGTTTCTTGATAAAGTTTAAAAACTGCTCATCCTGAGCTTTCTTAATCGCAGGAATAAAGGAAATATTTGAAACAACATTATTTATATCAATTATAATGGGTATTCCATCTTCCATCAAAAAATCAATATCTCCATAATCAAGCCCAAACTCAAGGCACTTAAGATCAAATTCCTTCTCCATTTGTACAGTAAATATTTCCCTTACATCCACCCATTCATGCGTGACATAATCATAATTATAATCGGCGTGTCCAAAGAGAGTACGCTTCTTTTGTTTAAGTATCCATTCAATACCATCGGCATAATAGATTCTGTACTTAATAAAAAGGTCGCCCTCTTTATCTTCAATATATCTCTGATAAACATAGTCATCTTTTCTTGGAGCTGGACACTGAATAAGTTTATGTAAATCATGCCGCCCCTGCCTGTCTGCTTTCTCTATACAGAGACCAACATGAGTTTCAGGATCAACGCTAAAGTCATTAAATATTGAGTTGACCTTTTCCTTACCAATATCCCAACATCCTCGATTAATGACATTAGGCTGATTCAGGGTGAATGAATCAGGTACAATACTTTTAGGGGTATAGCTCCAAAAGAAATGTAAATCATACGGTTTATTCGGATCACTATGAAACGGAACCCCGTACTCTTTACAAATACGGTGTGGCCTTGATTGGGGGAGGTCTTTATTAACCTCTGGATAAAACAGTAATGTAGGGTAATTACTCATAATTTCTATTTATTTTACTTATGGATAAAACAATATTTTCATAATTCAACTTCCATTTTTTTTATAATGTTGTACACCCAAACATCTGAAATCTTATAATCCTGTCCGGCACAAAAAACTGATTCAGCAGATGAATACCCCGTTTTCTTATAATAGTCATACCTCGAATAGATAGCCCAATGCTTTATTACACAATACGAAGTAATGCCTATCCTGACATCTTTTTTTATCCTATCAATATTCTCTCCGATGTAAGTGAATACTGTCATACTGTTGCCCTTACCTCAATTTTTCTTTTAGCTTCTACTCTGGCGTTAATATCCTCGACTGTAACAATAGGTGGCGGTATCTTCATTATTTCTGCTGCAATATCGGCTGCGGTTAAACCCTGATTAGGTAGGGCATTAAGCTCTGATTGTGTGAGTTGTGGTTGAGTAAAAAACGAAGCCCCGGCAGGCGAAGCGAATAACCTGGGTGCTGATGCCGTTGAAATCCCTGTAGGTATGCTTGCCCTTCCGCTACTTGATTCACCCGGGAGGCCGGACTTTACTGCAAGGATTTTCTTTACGCTCGCCACGCCTGTTGCTATTGCTGCCCCGGCTGCTGCCACAGCAAGTGCGGGACCCACTACCGGAATACCGACCATAGACTTGTAGGCTTGCATAGCGGCTTCATAAGTAGCGATTGAAGTTTGGGCTACTGCTGCGGCTTTCCCAATAGCTGAGTTCTCTCCGAATATCGTTGCAAGGTTCCCGGCAAATCCACCCCATAAAGCGAGCTTGGCATCTGCCTCCTCCTGATCAATCTGCATCTTATAGTTTGCATACTTCTCATTTATACGGGCTATATCAGCACCCGTTTTTTCTGCCATCTCAAGCTCTGATTGATATTTCTGCTCAAGCCTTGCTCTCTCAACTTCAAATATATCAGCGTTCGTTTGCTCTAATATAATAAGATCGTTCTCGGCATCAATTAGTTTACGGCTCTTTTCCCAATCGGCAAGCTCCTGGTCAATCTGTCTTAACGCTTCGTTCTGCTCTCTCTCAAGGGCAAGACGATCCTCCATAGCTTTCTTTGCCAGTGCAATCTGTTCCTCTGCGATAGCCTGTTTTTCCTCTGCGATTGCTCTTAACCGTTCAGCTTCTTCTTTCCTCAGGGAAACGCCTTGAGTAAGTTGTTCAGAAGCAAATCCATTTATCCGTTCTTCGATCTCAGCAATAAGGGTCAGGGCTTCGGCTCTCTTATCAAGGTTCTCGTCACTCTCTCCTTCAAGGGCTATTCTTTTATCGGCAATATCAAGAGCCATGTTAGCCCTTTCAAGTTCTAGTTTTGATTGTTCATTTAGTGATTCAGCCAGCCTGTCATTAGCTCTTATCCGATCCTCGATACTAGCCTCCTCGTCATCTCGTAACTGTCTCAACTTTTCCTGTTGCTTTACATATTCAAGAGTTATTCGCTGTGTTTCCCTTTGAGCATTTCGCAACCTTACCTCTGCTTCGGCCAGATCAGCCCCGGCCTGTGAAGCCTCTTTAAGTTTGTTAGTAAAATTACTTACTGATTCGGCAGCCTTATCAAAGCCCAGGAATTTAAGCCCTTTTGAAACGAACCCA